CCCCCATTTAAGGTCGTATGTAGTTTGATGACTTACGGGGATGATTGTGCAGACTCAGTGAGACCAGGATATGACTGGTTTGGTCACACAAATCGCCAAGCATTCTTCGCTGATTTTAATATCATTTATACTATGGCTGAAAAAGATCAAGAATCTAGACCATTTATCTCATTGGATGAACTGAGTTTTTTGAAACGACGCCCAAAATACAATGAGGACACAGAACTTCTCATGGCACCATTAGACGAAACTTCAATTTTTAAAAGCTTACAATTCCTCACACGTAGTATTCTCACGCCAGAAGAAAGTGTAGGAGTCAATGCTGATAATGCTTTAGCAGCGTGGTTTCAACACGGTAGGACAGTATATGAAGCCCGTGCCCCAATACTGAAGAAGATTCTGCAGATGCATGATTTGTACCATTACTCTAAGTGGGCCGATAGGACATACGACGATTTCTTAAGAGAGTGGAAGAGCAAGTATCAAGAAGGGATGCCTGCCATCTGCCTGGAGCACCCTGGGCGTAAAACACAAGAGTGCTGTGACGGTATTGATTACGACGAGCTATTAGCAGTGAAGTTAGGCAATATGCTCGGCGCTTACCGTTGTGAAGCAGTCTCGCCGGTCGAGACACCCCTATTTAGGGGAGGTGAAGCTGACCAAAATACTTCTAGCATATTCCAAGCCGGTACATGCTTGGAATCATGTGAATGTAACAATTTGTATCCAAAACACAACAAAGACAAACATCGCATGATGAGCCCCGTACCAGCAATGGACGGAAAGGAAAGGGCTCAGCTAGTTAGTGGAATTAATCTTAAAAAACCACACAAACAGATGGAAAAACAACAATCCCAAAGATCGTTATTTAAACCATTGACCAAAGACGACATCGATATGATTTTATTAGACGATGTTGATCAAACTGCACCTGATTTTAGTGAGGTGACAGTGCCAGCGGAGGTTAGGAAGCCTACGTTGGATGAAATAAATGCCATGTACGCTCAATGGGTGAGAGATAATCATAATCCAACCCCAGCGCAGTATGAGCCACCAGTATTTGCCGCCTATAGAGACGATAAGGATTATGTCTTTCAGGCGGGCACTGCAACCATTTGTCCCGAGACATCTGGGCGCACCAGTGCTGGCACAATGGTATTTTCGGATACGGATTCAAACGTCGTCAACACAGTTTGTGGTGAGATGGATAGCACACGATACCTTGCGGCAAATGCTGCTGACGGTATGGCGGCTTTTTTGTCACGCCCAGTGTTGGTGCAGACAGTTACGGTGGCAGTGGGAG